AATACCTGACGAAGAAGAGGATCTTGAAATAAATATCTCCGATGATGACCTATTTGAAGGGAGACATTATAAAAAACTTCAAAAGCAACTTAAAAAACAAGAAGAGATCTTAAAGCAATATCAATCTCAGGTACAATTAACATCAACTGAGGCTAAGTTAAAGGCACAGTATGCTGATTTTGACAAGGTTGTTAATGAAGCTACTATTTCAAGGCTTCGAGAAGAAGAACCTGAAATTGCAGATGCTATAGCATCAACTTCAAATATGTATAGTAAGGCTGTTTCGGCCTATAAAATGATTAAAAAACTTGGTATTTATGTGGAAGATACATATCAACAAGACAAAGCTATTGTTAGACAAAATAGTTTAAAACCAAAAACTTCAGCTTCAGTGTCTCCTCAACAGGGAGATACGCCCCTAACAAAGGCTAATTCATTTGCAGATGGTTTAACTCCAGAGCTAAAAAAACAGCTTTGGAGAGAAATGAATGATGCCAGTAAGTTATATTAATTTTATTTTTGTTAGCGCAACTTTAATTATTTAATGTAACTTTTTGCGGTTCTTATATTTCTTTATTCTTTTCAGATATAAGAACCGCAATTTATTCCAATTAATTCTTTTAATATGTATGTTATGATATTAACAGCGTAATTTTAAGAGTCGCTCTCTTATCTATTTTTCGTGGCTGTATTAGATCTCGCCAATCTATCGGACCGTATTAAGCCTCGTCCAGCTTAAGTTGTATAATAATTAGTTTTTTATAACTTAAGGAAAGAATATGGCTATAACAACAACTACAACTCTTCCAGCACCCGTAGCTCAAAGCTTTAGTTATAAGCTATTATCGGTGCCAGTTCCAAATATGATTCACAAAATCCCTGCAATGAAAAAAAGTATGCCAAGAAATGGCGGAACAACATTGCGTATGAGACGTTATAATGCTCTTGACACAGCTATGGTTCCATTAGGAAATACAGGTGTTACACCACCTGCACAACAACTAACCGCTGTTGATATCGATGCAAAAGTAAGTTTCTACGGCACTTATATTCAGTTAAATGAACAAGTAACTTTACAGAACCAAGACCCTAGAAAGAATGGGGTCTCTAAATCTTCTCTGATTGACTTGGAAGCCTACGGCATTAGCTAAGGCGACAGGGGCCAAGATTTAGTTTTTTAAAGGATGATTATGCCAACGAGAATTAAGATTTCGACTTACCAACAAGCACTCTTCACGAATCTCAACAGATTCTGTGGAAATTGGTGTATGTTGACCAATTTTATTGGTAAAAGTTTTTCGAAACTTAATCATGTTTTCACAATGTTGTTTTTTAATGGTCAAGTAAGGAAGAATTTGTTCACAAAGATCAAGCAGTCTATCTCCAGTAACTACCCACGAATATATAGATCGCTCAAACTTTTTCTTAGATGTCCATCGTGTTACAGCAGAACTAACACCATTAAATGTGTTAGTAAGCCATTCTATAAGATCAGTTTCAGTGTTGTCTACCTTAAGAAGGCCTCGATGATGCTTAACTATTTTACCGTCGCGATTGCTTTTTGCTTGACCAATATAAAAACAACCTTCTCCGTCAATAATTCCTGCAGTATAAGCCAACTGAGCAATAGTATATTGTTTAGGAATATATTTGTCAGAGCGTTTATAGTATTTTTTTTGTTTCTGCATAGTTTTTCCTTTCATGCCTATTGTACAACAAACAATGGTCATTGTAAACTACTTCGGGCTGAACGACTGAGTGAGAAGACCTCATTAAGGGGATGCGACAGTCTGAACTCTGCTACGAAAGGCGGAGAGGGAGATCCGAAGAGGTTTCCCCGCCATAGAAATATGGTCACAAAAGTAACAGAAATGGTTCTTAATGAAGCAGCTAAACGACTAGGTGTTTCGCTCCGCCAAACAGAAGATCAACTTACAAGAGATATGCTTGCAGCAACTGCAGGATTTATTAATTGTACAGATGGTGTTAATGGCGATAACCCAACAGAAATCACACGTTCAGATGTTGATGAAGTTGTAAGAACATTATTAAGTAATGACGCTTACACAATCATGGATAATATTGAAGGTGACGATAAGTTTGGAACAGCTCCAGTTAGAGATGCATATTTTGCACTTTGTAGCACACAATTAACTGGTGATTTAGATAATGTTTCTGGCTTTATACAAAAGAATCAATATCCAGCACCAATGAATGCATTAAGATCTGAATGGGGCGCAATAGGAAACTTACGTTTCTTAGTGTCTTCAATAGGATCTGTAACAGAGCTTGCATCTAATTACGGCAACGATGTTTATAATATCTTCTGTGTTGGTATGGAAGCCTATGCTTGTATAGAACAAGATGGATACAGTGCAAGCTTTATTTACAGACCTCCTATTTATGATGGCCCTCTTGCATTGAACGCCTCTGTTGGATATAAGTTTGCGGAAGTTCCTAGAATTACAAATGACTTATGGGTTATTAACCTAAGAGCAACATTAGATTAATAAGAAAGGACTAAATATGGCTGACAATACAATAATTCAACAGGGTTATTTTACTTCCGATGGTACAGATGCAATTATATCTTTAAGATCTGATGTTGATTGGATTGAAGTATACAACCTTACAAACATAGAAGGTTCAACTCAATGGGCTGGTTGTACATGGAAATGGTATCGTGGTATGAAAGACGATGATGCATTTACTGAATTTCATGCTGCAGCATCACAAGCTACATCTGTTTCTACATGTTCTACGGGTTATAATGGTGCTACGTATAGAGGAATTACGCTTTTTGATTCATCTGATAAAACTCCTGGTGCTGCGATAGCTGTTACTGCAGGTACAGATGAAGTACAACCTGTTTATAGCACAGCTGATACAGGTAAGTTAGTAGACGGAAGTATCGTAAGATTATCTTTAACAGCACAAGTAGATATAAATGGTATGGATTTTACTGTTGATACAGTAAATACAGATACCAATTTTAGATTAGCCAATGCATTGGATAATATTCCAGGTATAATTGCCGGGGCTAATGGTTATTGGAGATATATTGCACCAAATGCTGATATTTATAATATGTTTCATCCAAAGAAACGTACAATAGTAGCTATAAGCCAGGCAAATCCTGGTATAGTAACAACTTCAGTTGATCATTTATTTGAAACTGGACAAAAAGTAAGACTGAATATTCCAAGTGATTGTGGAATGGAACAATTAAGTGGTCAATTAGTAACTGTTACTAGAATCGATGCCGGTACATTTAGTATTGGAGTAGATACAACTGGATATGATCCATTCTTATTTCCTGAATACGATGATGCGCCATTTACTCATGCAGAAGTAATTCCAATTGGTGAAGCTGCTGAGTATAATCATTTAATCGATGATGCATTAGAAAATTCTGCATTTATAGGCTTAATTCTTGGAACAAGCACTGACGCTGCTATAGCGTTAGGAAGTCCAGGTGGAACATCTGGTGATAAAATATATTGGAGAGCTGGTAAATCATTTAGCGCAAGAACATCATAGATCTTGTAATATAATATTATGTTAATTTGGAGGGACACAATGTCCCTCCTTTTATAGAAAGGAAACAATGGAAGAAAAGAACAAAGAAGTAGGACATAAAAGTACAAAATTAGATAACAATAAAAAACCAAATCTTAAATATCAACGAGATAAAGATAGAGAAAAAGTAAAAGGTATATTTAGATTTTATGAAGTTCCTGGTGGGCAAATGAGCTTTGTTTATAAGGCTTATAAAAACGATACCGTAGAAAAATATACTTTAAATGATGGCCAAGTTTATACTTTACCTTTAGGTGTAGCAAAACATTTAAATAAAAATGGATGTTATCCTGTACATCAATATATGCAAGACGAAACCGGTAAAGTATCAATGAAGATAGGACAAAAAGTAAGAAGATTTAGTTTTCAGAGTTTAGAATTTGTTGATGTTGATGAATTATCAACTGAACCATCACAGATTGTTACCGTAGAAAACGTATAAAAAGTTAAGGAGAGTAGATGGCACGTTGTTATGCTAATCCGGATCCACAGATACAACCAGCAATGCGACTTATTTCTAGTATAACTAATGCAAGAAATGCAGTTGTGACCACTACGTTTGATCATGATTATGTAAGTGGAACAATAGTTAGGTTTTATATTCCAGATGATGTTGGCATGACACAACTTGACAAAAAAACTGGCACTATAACTGTAACGGGAACTGATACTTTTACTGTAGATATAGATACTAGTAAGTTTGATTCATTTTCTATCCCTGGTGTTCCTGAATGGTATCAAAATGTATGTGCATGTGTTGTTCCTATAGGTGAGAGTTCCAACCAACTAACAGCGGCTACACGCGACGTTACTTAATAACTAGGAGATAAATATGCCAGATAATACATTATCGACATTAGAGCAGATAAAAATAAAGATTAGACGTTTAACAAAATCGCCATCAAGTTCACAGATAAGTGATGATTCAATAGAAAATTATATAAATACATTTGTTCTTTATGATTTTCCAGAACATTTAAGATTATTTAATTTAAGTACTACTGTTTCTTTTTATACACAACCGTATATCGATACATATGAAGGCGATGATATAATTACAAACTTTGATAATATTTATACTAATATATATCAAAATGCTTATGTTGCAGGATATAAACTTTCGTTCTTTCAGGATAGAGAGTTATTTTTTACAGCATATCCATCAGTGCAAAATATCCAATCAATTGGAGTTAAAGGAAATGGGGTAAGGGTTAATTATACTGGAACTATACCAGGTGGAACAACTGTAATTAATAGAGTGGCCCCTATTTTAAGGAATAGTGTTTCGTTTATTTCTATCGGAGCCAATAAAGTTGGCTTAGAGATGCACGATGTTCCTAACGATCCTAATGATGGTACAGGCACATTTACAGGAGATATTGGCGCAGCGGGCTCAATAAATTATACAAGCCGTGTCTATGATATTACTTTTAGTTCAGCGCCAGCTAATGCAGAAATGATATATAGTTCTATAGTTCCATATACAGCTTCACGACCAAATTCAATATTATATTACGATGGTAAGTTAGTATTTAGACCAGTACCAGATAAATGTTATAAGGTAGATCTAGAAGTCCAAAAACGTCCTAGTGAACTTTTAACTAATGCTTCAATGCCAGAATTATCTGAGTGGTGGCAATATATAGCTTATGGAGCGGCTAAAAAAATATTTGAAGATCGTATGGATATGGAAAGCGTTCAAATGATTATGCCAGAATTTAAAAAGCAAGAGACACTGATCAATAGAAGAACAATTACTCAACAAACAAAAGAAAGAACAGCTACAATCTATACCGATTTGTATTTAGAAACATCAAAAATTTATAATCAGTAAGGAGTATTATGGCATACGATCAAAATATACCTCAGTCCACAGATCTTTTATCACAATCTCAAGCAGATATACAACAGAACTTTGCTGCTATTCAAACATTTATAGAAGTTAATCATGATACATTTGCATCTGCAACCGAAGGTAAACATAAATTTGTTAGTCTTCCTCAAGGAACAGTAAGTGGAACCTTCCCTCTAGAAACTACCGCAACAGAATTAGGTCTTTATTGTAAAACAGATGGTGCTAATCCAGCTTTATATTTAAGACCGCCAAGCCAAGCAGTTGGTGTTACAACAGACGATATTAATATAATGTATTCTATAAATGCAGCCTCTGGTGAAACTATCTTGCCTTCTGGTATAAAAATGAAATGGGGAACTGGAACTATAAACGCCGGAAGTAATACATCAGGTGCTATTACATATTATTCTGCATTTACAACAGCTCTTTATTCTCTACAGATTTCACCTTATGGTTCACGTGCAACTGGAGCAGCTCAAGATTATGTATTAAATGTATGGGAACAAGGTCTTGCTAATTTTAAAGTTACAAGGACAAATGCATATATAGGGACCGCATCTACCTTTTACTATTTAGCTATAGGAATCTAATTATGGCACAAGATCGCTTCTTAATTGCTCCGGTTAAGAGTGGCCTAAAAACTAACCTTAAACCTTGGTTAATTCCAGAAGACTCATTCGCAAAATTAGAAAATGCATATATGCATAAAGGAAGAATCCGTAAAAGATTTGGTTCTTTATTTACTGGAACAGGATGGTCGAGTGCTTTAACTCAGCCATTATTTTCTAGATTAAGAATCGCTCTTACTGGCGGAGCAGCAGTAGGAATAACTGACGGTGCAGGAGCAGCAAACGGAACAGTTCCTGGATCTGTATTTAAAGTAGGTCAAGTGTTTTCTATAGGTGATGAAATATTTACTGTTAAAGAAACTGGAACTCCAGCTGTTATGTTGACGACAGGTTCAGCAACAACACATACTTTTAATACCACAACAGGAGCCTATGTATTTAATGGCGCTGATGCAACTACACAAATATATTTTTATCCATCAGAACCTGTAATGGGAATAACTAATTTAGAAACAAACTCTATTAATAATAATCCAGCTTTAGCATTTGATACTCAATTTGCTTATCAATATGCAGGTGGCTCATGGCAGGCGGTAGGTCCTACTGCAGGATCACAGTTTAACGGAATAAACTATGATTTTTTTCAGGCATGCAATTGGAATGGTCTTACCTCGGATCTTAATCTTCTTTTTGTTACAAATTTTAACGCATCAATTCCTGCTGCTGCTACTGATGATTCTATGTGGTATTACAATGGAACTGCATTTGTTGGATGGACTCAGTTTCAACCAATATTTATAGTTGGAGCTAATTTTGTAAGATCAGCTCGTATAATTCTTCCTTTTAAGGATAGATTAATACTACTTAATACAATTGAAAATGATGGTGGTGGAGGATTAGGAACTAATACTGCTCATGTAAATAGATGTAGATTTTCTCATAACGGAAGTCCAGTAGCTGCTAACGCTTTTTATGAACCTAATCAAGTTGGTGCTACAGGAGGCGGATGGATAGATGCTCCAACAAAAGAACAAATTGTAAGTGCTGAATTCATTAAAGATAGATTGATGGTCTATTTTGAAAAAAGTACTTGGGAACTTGCTTATACTGGAAACTCATTACAGCCATTTGTATGGCAAAAAATTAATACTGAATTAGGTTCTGAATCAACATTTTCTTCCGTTCCTTTTGATAAAGCTATTTTAACTGTAGGTACAACAGGTATACATTCATGTAATGGTGCAAATGTTATAAGAATAGACGATGATATTGAACAACAAATATTTGAAATAAGAAACGATAATAATGGTCCAGAAAGAGTGGCTGGTATAAGAGATTATTTCGTTGAAACTGTTTATTGGACTTTTCCAAATATAACTTACGATCAATATGCAAATACATATCCAACAAAGATTTTGGTTTATAATTATAAATATAAAACGTGGGCCATAAATGACGATAGTATTACAGCTTTTGGATATTATGAGCAACAAACAGGAACAACATGGGCCAATAATAATATTGCATGGGAAGAAGCCGGATTTATATGGGGAAGTGGCGTCTTACAATCTAAATTTAGACAGATAATAGCTGGTAACCAAGAAGGGTTTATTTTTAAGATAGAACCTGATATGTATACCAACGAAAGAGTGCTACAAATAACAGATATTGCAGCAGGTGCTGGAAATATTGTTGAACTTACTATAATAGATCATAATCTTGGATCGAGTGATTTTATTAGGATAACTCAGTGTCAAGGTGCTACAACTTTAAATGATAATATCTATCAAGTTACTTCTACATCTGCAGATACAGTTGAAATCCAACAAGAAGGATTTACTGGAACATATACAGGTGGTGGTACTGCAGCCAGAGTTTCAAGAATAGATATTTTAACGAAACGATTTAATCCTTATGTTAATTCTGGAAAGAATATATCGATCGATAGTGTGGATTTTGCAATACAAAAAACATTTGCTGGGGCAATTACTATTGATTATATGCCATCTTCTTCTGATATATCTCTTGTTAACGATGGAATAGTAAGTGGTGCACAATTAGGAACTAATATTTTAGAAACAGCGCCTTATGAATTAGTTCCATTAGAAGAAACACAAGATTTATTATGGCATCGAGTTTATTTTAATTCTGAAGGCGATAGTATTCAGCTAAGATTGTATTTTAGTGATACACAAATGCTTGATATAGAAAAATCTGGGTCTGATTTTGAACTAGAAGGGTTTATATTAAACATATCTCCTAAAGGAAGGATTAGTTAATGCCTAAGAACCAGGTTGGTGCGTTTATACCGACGACTAATATTTGGGATCCGACTGAGATATATTCAACTGAAGTTACAAGTCCAGAATTTAAAGAACTTTTAGTTCGTTTGTATCAAAATCTTAATAGTATGGCTATGGCAGTTAATCTAAAAGACACGGGATATTATGATACTTCAGAATTTGTTACTGGCCAGAAATACTTTCCTAAACCAGGATTAACTTCTTTGAGCGCAGAGGTTCCAGCTTTCAGGCAAACCTATAGAAAAGTAATTAATTTTGGAACATTGCCTAATACCGGAACAACTAATGTTGCTCATGGAATAACTGTAGATGCTAATACGATATTTACAAGAATATATGGGACAGCTACAGATCCAACTGGATTAAGTTATTTGCCATTACCATATGCTTCTTCAACCGCTGCAAATAATATAGAATTAAAAGTAGATAATACTAATGTTACAATAATAACTGGTAGTAATAGAGCTGCTTATACAATAACATATGTTGTTGTTGAGTATTTAAAATTCTAAGATAGAGGAGAAATGATGGCCGGTTTTCAAGATGTATTTAAAATGTTAAGTCCAGCATACGCATTTGGTAGTAGTGGTGTAGGGTCTAATTTTTTGTTTGGGCAGCCAGAAAAAGAACAACAGTTTCAAAAATTTACACCTGAACAACAATCTGCTTTAGATCAATTATTACAACAAGGCCTACAATCCTCTGATATTTCAGGAATTGAGGGTATGGCAAGGAAAAGATTTGAAGAAGAAACTATTCCTACATTGGCAGAAAGATTTACATCAATGGGTTCCGGTGGCCAAAGATCTAGCGCCTTTCAATCGGCTTTAGGGCGTGCTGGTTCTGACTTAGAGTCTCAATTGGCAGCCTTAAAGCCTCAAATAGGAATGCAGCAATTAGGAATGGGGTTACAGCCTCGTTATGATATTGGTTATAAACCTGCAAGTCAGGGCGCATTATCCGGATTATTACCAGCACTTGCTCAATTATTACCTTTATTAGCAGGTTTATAGAAAGGAAATAAGATGGCTATACAAATATTACCAGGACAGGATAGATCTGCAGCATTTGGTGAAAAATTAGGAACAGGATTAGGTCAGGGTCTTCAAACTTTATTGCAAAGTAAATTAAATACAATGCTTAAACAAAAGCAAGCTATGGAACAGGCAAAAGGGTTAGAGGCTCTTGGTATACCTCAACAAGAAGCACAGCAAATTGGAATGCTTCCTCAGCAATTACAAGGATTAGTTTTAAAAAACTTTTTATCAGGTGCTGAAAATGTTGGGCTAGAACAGGCCTTAAGTGGGTTATCGGGAGAATCAAAACCACAAGAAGGATTACTACAACAATCTCAACCGCTTCCTGAAGTTACGCAAGAAAGACAACCTACTAGTTTTCAGGAAATACTAAAAAATCCAAGATTAAAACCTGAGCATAGATTAAGAATAGAACAAATGGCTCAACAAGAGCGTTTAGCAGAAAAAAAATTAACTGCTTCTGAAAAAAAACAACAATTAGCAGAACAAAAAGATATTGATAAAGAAACTCTTCCTTATTATAAAGAAGTATTAAAAGCGACCAAGGATTCCAAAGAAAATCAACGACGATTAGGTAGAATGGAAGAGTTGGTTAGAAATGGTAAATTAGATAGCCCTGTATCCAGTTCTCTTTTAGATAGCACTTCTAAGGGTATATTTGGATTCGGTATAAATTTAGATTCTTTAAGAAGTCCTGACTCGCAGGAATTTAAAAAGTTAAGTACCGAGTTTCTTAAAAATGCTAAAT